ATGATCTACACACCGATCCTGAGGTTCAGCATCTCAAGGATGGTGGTTGGAAGAAATATGACAAATTGGTATTCGTATCTCACTGGCAGCAACAGATGTATAAAGCATATCTTGACGTGCCATATGATGCGGGTATAGTATTACGCAATGCGATTGATCCCATTGAAGATCATGATAAACCAAACGATGGACCAATTCGTTTGACGTATTTCAGCACGCCGCATCGAGGTCTGGATATTCTTTATCACACGTTCAACACATTAGCTAATGAGCATGATGTTGTACTAGATGTTTACTCATCTTTTGACTTGTATGGGTGGGCGTCTAGAGATGAGCCTTATAAAGAACTTTTTGATAAGTTGAATAACCACCCCAAGATAAACTACAGTAAGTCTGTGAGTAATGAAGAAATACGAAAATCGTTGTTACAGTCTCACATTCTAGCTTATCCATCTACATGGCCCGAGACTTCTTGTCTTGTGCTTATAGAGGCGATGAGTGCTGGTTTATACTGCGTTCACTCATCACTCGCAGCATTGCCTGAGACTTCACTCTCACTAAATAATATGTATGCTTTTCAAGAGGATAAGATGAGTCACGCTAATCTATTCTATAACTATCTCAAGCTGGCTGTTATGGCTTTCGAGAATCCTGAGTATAGAGCAAACTTGACAACAAGGACTAAACTAACCAAACTAGTCTCTGATTCAGTTTACTCTTCGAGAAATAGATCGGTAGAATGGACAAATGTTCTAAAACATCTCTTGACAACAGAATAGTATTGTGCTATAATGATTCGTAGTTGATAAGAATGAAAGAGGTGAGCCATGGCTCGTATGACGAAAAGAAGAAAGATTCGTGAACAGATGGGAACATCAGTAAAGACCATCAAGCAAAAGCGTAAGCGTAAACCTATGACTGAAGAGCAAAAAGCCGCAGCCGTTGAACGATTAGCTAAGGCTCGCGCTGCTCGACAAGCAAATCAAGGTCCCCCTAAGAATGTCCATCCAGACGTTCTTGCTTTATCTGATGATGATACGTTGTCACTCAAGAATGTAAGAGAGTGGATCAAAACTCAGAAAGAGATGTTGACATCAGTGCGGGGTGATGTTCGGGCTGACGTGAAGGGCGCACTTGCTCGTAAGACTTCAATCGAAGGTTATATCCGCAATCTTGATCGATATATTCGTGACGGCGTATATGCTGACTTGTTCTATGGTGAGCATCAGCAGAACCAATTACGACTCAACTCTGTGAGAATGGCGTATGATGAAGATGGTAACATCAAGAGATCATTCGGTGTATTCTACGCTGACTTGGGTGGCGTATACATCGGACCAGGAAAGATAAAGGTGAATGGTGTGATTCAGGAGTGTGAAGATGTCTGATATTATAGATATAGGGAACTCATCCAAGAACGCTAAGGGTGATACGAATGTTCTAAACATAGATGCTTTTCGTAAAGATAGGGATGAAGAGGGTGAGACTGATACACATGATGAGGTATCATCAGAAATAGCAGTAGCCTTTACTCACCATCTAATCCGTCGGTTACAAAAATCGGGATACGTTATTGAAGACTGTCCAGAAGTAGCGCACGATATATTGCTAATTGCTGAAGCAGTCAAGAGCATTACATATACGCTTGAGGGTATAGATTATCCTATGCATAAAATCGCCGAGGGGCTATTTCCATTAGAGAACCCAGATGAGTTTCTTGAAGAGTTTCTTGATATCCCATATGATGACGAAGACGAATAAACACTTGACAATCTGTGTCTAATACTATATAATAGTAGCAGAATGGAGAAACACTATGATACTTGTAGACCTAAGTCAGGTTATGATATCTACGCTAATGGCGCAGATAGGTAACCACCAGAATATGGAACTAGATGAGAATATGTTACGTCACATGATTCTCAATACGATACGATTCAATCGCAAGAAATTCAATTCAGAGTTTGGCGAGTTAGTCATATGCGCTGATGATAAGAACTACTGGCGAAGAGATATATTCCCCTACTACAAAGCGGGTCGTCGTAAATCCCGTGACAAAAGTGAGATGGACTGGAACGCTATCTTCGAGGTACTCAATCGTGTGCGTGAAGAACTCAAAGAGTTTTTTCCGTATCAAGTCCTTCAGATTGAACACGCTGAAGCTGATGATATAATCGGCACGATAGTTCATCAAGAGGGTACTGTACTCAATACTGGTGAACCCATATTAGTTCTCTCAGGTGATAAAGATTACATTCAACTTCACAAGTATGCGAATGTTAGTCAATATGATCCCACTCGTAAGCGTTGGATCAAGCATAGTGATCCTGAAGGATATCTCTATGAGCATATTATGAAGGGTGATGCTGGTGACGGTGTACCTAACGTTCTCTCGCCTGATAACTGTCTTGTAGTTGGTGAGAGACAACGCCCTGTGACTCGTAAGCGACTTGAAGACTGGAAAACATCTTCTAATATGGACGAGACTGTAAAGCGTAACTATATGCGCAATAAAGCAATGATTGATCTAAGCACAATACCTGATAATATCAAAGATCAGATATTGACTAAATATAATGTAGAGAATACTAAAGATCGTTCTCAACTACTGAACTACTTTATGAAGAATAAACTTCGCAACCTAATGGAAAATCTAAACGAGTTTTAAAAAATGACACCATCACTATCAGAAATCATAAACAAAGCCTGTACACTCAAAACAAACGAAGAGAAGGTGAATTGGCTTCGAGCAAATAACACAGTAGCCCTACGCAACATTCTTATTGTCATGTATGATAAGAATAAGATAGAGTTACTAATTCCAACAACGGCTCCACCTTATACACCCTCTGAGTCTCAAGAGAACCATGGGGCGCTATTGCGTGAGGCTCGTAAACTGAAATACTTCGTCAAGGGTCGAGGCAGTGACGATATGAAACAAATAGTTCGTGAGCGTGTATTCATAGAACTACTTGAGACTGTCCATAAAGAAGACGCAAAACTTCTTCTGAAAATGATAAAGCAAAAGCCACTCAAAGGTCTTACAGCAAAGACTATCAATGAGGCCTTTGGTGTGATCATAAGCGGAGAGAAGACCGATGGCTAAGAAGAAGAGTCGTGGTGACCGCAGTCTTTACGAGGAAGATGAATGGGGCGACGATAGAGATTTACAGAGAAAGCGTTACGATAAGGTAAAGGTGGCTATCAAGAAAGCAAGGAAATATAAACGCAAGCAAAGAGATGCGACACTAAACGGAGAGTAGATTATGAATCTAAAGCATAAATTTTTGACTTATGTTGAACTTCAAAAATCAGCGAATGATCTAAAATTTCAAATAGGGACAAACAACCCTCGGACAGCAGAGGCTTATGAAAAAGCGAATGTGTTGAAAAGGGAACTATTGAATATCTTTGAGAGTATGGAATAAAAATTATAAATACTCGAAGGAGTAAGATATGCTAGGGTTCACAGATCATTTATATAAGATAGACGAAGCCTTTAGCATCAGGAAGATGTTCAAGGGGTTTCTAAGTCTACTCAAGAAAGCTATAGGTAAGCTGAACTTTGGGAAAAAGGTATCGATCAAACTTACACCTTATGTTGTCGTGAAAGAAGATACTGTAGATATGAAATCGAGAATGGGATACCTAGCAGAATATTCAACTGCTTGGTATCTCTCTCAGCAACTTGAACAGAAGAAGTTGCGAATTACGCCACGCACAGCCTCATCCTCGACGGGTGCTACTTATAAATCTAAGATATCTGATATCAAAAGACTGGGTGGTGACGCAAAAGAACTTCAGCGTATGGACGAGGCTGGTAAAGCAATGGCTTCTCAGATAATGTTAGACATTGCTCAACACACCGAAGACACTATGCTACTCGTATTCGATTTAGAGATGACGGGTGATTCTGGTAAGGGTAAGACTAAAGCTGACCTCATACTCAACATTACAAAAGATGATAAGTCCACTATTGTAGATAGAGTAATGGCTTCACTCAAAGCATACAAGACCTCTAACATCAATCTATCTAACTCGACATTCGTATCGTTTATCAAGACACTATTCTATGATGATCCTTCAAGTCTGCCTCGTGATACGCTAGAATTTATTATTCAGTTTGGGAAAGACTTTCGTGGCTCTCAAGAAGATATGAACAATCTCTATGATCTTCAGACAATTATTGGTAGTGGTATCAAGGGTGGTATGAGCAAGGCTGAGGCTCGTAAGGTAGCTAAGACAACTCACGGTGACGTGATAGAGGTGATGTGTCGTATCTTTGATACACACTATAAGCGAAATAAAGCAGAGATAGATGCTCGGATGCTGAAGATGATTGGGTTCGATGGTGATGATGACTTCTACGCAGCGGTGGGTGTACCAGGTAAGATGGGTGTTATATCATCTCGCGCGAGTGTAGAACTCAAGAAACTTATGATAGAGATACACAAGGGCTTTGACTTATCTATGAAAAGGAACGGTCAAACAAGCAACGCTCTTGTTGAGTTTCTATCGCCCGATGGCACGAAGCTAGTATCTGCGTCAGTGACATTCGCTGATACGGGTGGTAAGTATCCATCAGGAAAAACAAACTTCTGGTTCAACTATAAAGAATTTGTAAATAAAATTGACGATAGGGGTTGACAAGACTGTTTAGTTATGCTACAATATACTTGAAAGTGAGATGATATGAAACAGATGAATGAGAAAGTGATTCTAACAGACTGTGACGGAGTTCTCTTCGATTGGGCGTTTGCCTTCCATGAGTGGATGAGAAAGCACGGTTACGAGCGAGAGTCCTTCGGTCAATATGACATGGCTGAGTCTTACGGCGTGTCAAAGAAATACATCAAGAAATTAATCAAGATGTTCAATGAAAGTGCTTCGATAGGTAAACTACCACCTCACGCTGACGCTATCAAATATGTCAAGAAACTTCATGAAGAACACGGGTTTGTGTTTCATGCGATTACTTCGTTGAGTGATGATCACTCTGCTCAAGAGTTGCGGACTAAGCAACTCAAGGCTATGTTTGGCGAGACTGTGTTTGTTGAGTTCAAGTATCTTGACACTGGTGCTGACAAAGACGAAGCGCTTGCTGAGTATAAAGACTCATACTGTGCTTGGATTGAGGATAAGAAAGAAAACTGTGACCTCGGTATTGAGTTAGGTCTGAACTCTTTTCTCATGGCTCATGATCATAACGATGAGTATGAGGGTGAAGGTATTCGGGTCCAGAACTGGAAAGAAATCTATGAAGAATTGGCACTATAATAACTTTTATATAAATATAGAGTAATGAGAAGACAAGGATATATTTATGCCGACTTACACTTTTCGAAATGTTGATACAGGTGAAGAGACTGAGAAACTTCTCACACTATCTGAGCGAGAAACGTTCTTAGAACAAAATCCCAACATGAAACAATGCCTTAGTGTCGTGTCTTTTGGCGACTCGGTAAGACTTGGCATTACAAGAACAGATAATAACTTCAACGATGTTTTGAAGAATATCAAGTCACATCATAGGGGATCTAACATAGAAACAAGATAAGGTGATAATAAAATGCCTGCCCAAAACAAGCGTATGACTAAAAAACAAAAACGAGTTTTGAAACAAGACGGGATCATAGAACTAGGAACGAAACTAACATCTAGATTCAATCTAAAGAGTGGCATAACTCCTATGACTGAGAACCAAAAACTAGCTTTTGATTCTTGGGATGAGGGATACAATCTTATGTTACATGGGATAGCGGGAACGGGTAAAACGTTTCTGGGGTTATACTTCGCTCTCTCGCAGGTAATGAATAGACGATCACTATATGAGAGAGTTTATATAGTGCGATCAACTGTCCCGACAAGGGATCAAGGATTCCTCCCAGGATCCCAGAGACAAAAAGAAGCAGTATATGAAGCTGCGTATGTTGAGATTGCGGCCGAACTATTTGATAGAGGTGATGCTTATAACATACTGAGACAGAAAGACCTTGTGAGGTTTACGTCTACGTCATTTCTTCGTGGCACTACGTTTCGAGACTGTGTGGTATTAGTTGATGAAGTTCAGAACATGGCTGATCAAGAACTTCATACGGTGATGACACGCATAGGGGAAAACAGTAAGATTATTTTTTGCGGTGACGTGAATCAAGATGATCTAACAAGCGAAAGAAAGCGTGAGATGTCAGGTCTAAGAAACTTTATGAAGGTGATAGGAAACATGGATGAGTTTGACTTCGTTGAGTTTCAAGCCAGCGACATTGTTCGTTCAGAACTAGTAAAATCTTATATCATAGAGAGAGACAGACTAGGGCTATAGGGGGTGAACCTTGATAAAGAGAATCAAGACTCGAGGAGGCGATGAGTATGACGCTTTATCGCCTACTCGTAAATATCACATTTGGGGTAAGGGACAACTCAGAAGAATCAAGCGTGGCTATAACAAACGACTGCGTAAAGCCTTGAAACTGAAATTTCGTGGAGATGATGATCTATAGAAAGGAATATATTATGTTTACCCATATAGAAGAAACTCAGGTATTACCTGAACTAGAGTGCGAGACTTTATCAACTGGTAGAACTTATAAGACACCTGAGGGTGAGAAGTACCCTTCAATAACTACAGTTCTTGGTCTTGAAAGCATTGCTGGAATAATAGCATGGCGTAAGAGGGTTGGTGAGGAAGAAGCCAATAAGATAAGCACTCAAGCAGCGACAAGGGGTACTGCGGTTCACCAACTGGCTGAAGACTATCTGAATAACAGCGCAACGTGGAGTAAGGGCGCTATGCCTTCGAATCTATTTGCGTTCAATCAGATCAAGCCTATACTGGATAAACGAGTCGATAACATCTGGGCCCAAGAGGTACCGCTGTATAGTGATAAGTTTCGCATAGCGGGACGTGTTGACTGTATCGCCGAGTTTGATAACGAACTCACTATCATCGACTTCAAGACATCTCGTAAGCCAAAGAAAGAGGAGTGGATCACTAACTACTTCACGCAAGCGTCATTCTATGCCGCAGCTTTTTTTGAGAGGACAGGTCTTGCTATCAAGAAGTTTGCTATCATAGTAGCAGTAGACGGAAGTGAGCCTCAGGTCTTTACTGGTCTTACACATAACTACCTAGAAAACTTGTTTCGAGTAAGAGAAAATTATCTTCGAATAAAGGGTATATAATCCAAACTTTCCTCTTGACAGATCCCTTTACTCATGCTATAGTATAAGAGTAGATCGAATCAATTAGGAGAGAATGTTATGACGAAAGAATACACCCACTTAGATGAGTTATTCTCAGACCCATTACTTCAAATAGGAGACTATACTATGACTACTCAGAACACACAAGACGATACTAAAATGTATACTGTTGAAGCATCATTCGATCCACTTGGTGGGTTGAATAAACAGAAGTGGGTTGGTCTATCTTATGACCAAGCGAAGTCTGTTCGTAAGAAATTTGACAAAGAGTGTTGGGGATATGTTCATATGTATTCTGATTGCTCTATAGCCTCTTGACAAACTAATTCATACCTGCTATGATATAAAAGTAGAACGAATCATGGAGTATAGAATGTCTAATTGTAAAAATACATCTGAAGAGCAAGGGGTGGTAGCCAGTGGCTTCTCATCGCTTCTCCCGATGTGTCAATATCAAACATATAATGACTATTGTGTATCTCGGACGAAGATCGGTCTTGGTGTAGCACCGATGAGTCTTTTTGTTCATGTGAAAGAGGGAAATGATGAAGTATAAAGTTGTAGCGGCTATTGATAGCTTGGATCCTAATCCAGAAGTTTTGATCTTTGATGATCACTATGAGGCTTCTGACTTTATCTATGAGGAGGTTCACAGGCGGGTCTTGTATCAAGTTGAACATTCGCCATACTCACTCACTGATGAGGAACTGGATCATATGCGTGAGCAAGAAATGTGTCTGTTCACGTTTTCCGAAATTGATGAAGATTAGCACTTGACATCCTAACGAATCTATGCTAGTATAGTCTTATATAATAGAGAAAGAGAGTTATTATGAAAATTACAGTCAACCATGCGAAGTTTGATTCTCAGTCAGGTAAGGTGTTAGGTTATACACCAGTAGCAGAGGTAAATGTTCCTGAAGAGATTTCTTTATCTGGCACTATAGATGATTGTCTAGAGTATGCTTGGCGTTATACAAATAATGTTGATGGCTCTTGGTCATTGAAGATCGGTAGCGATGCTAACGATAACGTTACAGTGCTTGAAGAACTCCCAGTCTCTAAACGAACAGGTCTGCCAATGGGCTTACGCAGTTCAATGACAGGAGATCGTCTTGATATAAATGGCACTGAATACAAGGTCGCTATGGTCGGGTTCACTAAAGTTCAAAAAGTTGAAATGGAGTTACATGATGGTTGATATGGCTCGTGATATTGAGGTTCTTGAGAATCTTATAATTGCTATGAATGAAGGTGCGTCTGATGAGAAGTATTCAGCGCTCTGTGCGGTCGAACGGCTTCTCTCAGAGAAAAAGAATCGTCTTCATAATTTTGAATTGGAAGCGGTCGAATAAGATGTTTACAAATGAAATAGAATTTGACCACACTGTCACAACAATCCTTGATGAGGACGATGATTACACAGATGTTGAGATGGTGATAGATGATGCTGGCGTATTCTTTCGCCAGTATCCAGAAAATGAAGAGTCGCCACCAGATGTGATCTGTATGAGCCACAGAATGTTCAGCGATATTCTGACCGCACTCCAATCTACTGAAGGCGCTTATATCGTGGACTATGATAAATAGTATTGACAACATATTCTTTATATGTTATGATGCTACGAATCAAGTGAGGTTGTTATGAATATTTTTATATTAGACGAGTCACCAGTGTTATCGGCACAATTGCAATGCGATAAGCATATTGTTAAAATGTTATTGGAGAGCGCCCAGATGCTTTCAACTGCGCACCGTATGTTGGATGGTGTTGAGAGTAAACGCCCATCCAAGTCGGGCAAGCGTATGGTGCCCTACTACACTCACTCTGACGGGTATCTAGAAGGTGCTTTATACAAGGCTGTTCACTTCCATCACCCATGCACTGTATGGACTATGGAGACGCATGGTAACTATGTTTGGCACTACACGCACTTTGTAGCCCTTTGTGATGAGTATAAGTATCGCTACGGCAAGAAGCATCTAACAGACACTAAGCTAGGTCAGACTCTTTGTGTGTCTCCTACTAATATTCCTGCTGGCCCTCTCACTAAGCAACCACTCGCAATGAAAGCTAATCCTGAGTGTATGTCAGACGATGTGGTTCAATCGTATCGTGCTTTTTATCAGACAAAGCAAGCACGGTTCAATATGGTGTGGACTAAGCGTCCCGTACCAGAGTGGTTTCAAATTGCTGCTTGATAGTCTGAGAAACATAGGTCGCAATGCTGAGAGTGATGAGTGCTATACGCCATCGGGTCAAGTAGCACCACTACTCAAGTATCTCGACAAAGATAAGACATATTACGAAGCAACGAGCGGCAAGAGTTCAAACATCCTAAAGGGGTTTAGATCACACGATTACTCTATCGTAAGTTCTAATGAGAAAGACTTTTTCGATTGTAGCGCTGATGATGTCTTCGATGGTATTGTTACAAATCCACCATATTCTATCAAAGATAAGTTTATAGAGCATTGCTACTCACTCGGTAAACCATTTGCTTTATTGCTACCTGTCGCATCTTTTCAAGGGAAGAAGCGTGGTGGTATGTTTATGATGAATGGTATGTCTGCTATCGTGTATAACAACAGAATAGATTTCACTGGCAAGGGTAGCCCTCACTTCGGAGTGGCTTGGTTTGTTCATGGCTTTATTGAGCCGAATCGTATATATTGGGAGGACAACTAATGTTGTTAGAAGAAGGACCTGACGTAGAGATAATACAGAAGTATCAAGGGTATCTATTGATTGATACTGTATATGAGGATAGCGAAGGATGGGATCATCATGATTATTACATCGGTTGCTATAGTCAAGGACCTAATAAGAACCGTGGGTATGTTCGAACTAAGTGGAAGATTGGATCGACATTTACAAAAGACATAATAGCGATATTCAAGGATGAGGTAGAAAAAAGGATATTATTTTGATATACCTCTTGACAAGCCCATTCATATATGCTATTGTATAAGAGTAGATCGAATCACAATAACTAATAAGGACAATTTATATGTTGAGATTTTTGGGACTTATTTTCCTATTGATTATAATATA